GAAGGGTCGATCTTTAAGGTTCTGAACCAGCTCGGCTATCTGGTCACTTACATGGCCGTTCCCTGGGTGTTGCCAGCTGCGCCACTGTCGTCCATAGACCGGACCGAGGTCGCCGCCTGCATCAGCCCACGCGTCCCAGATGTGGACGTCGTTGTCGAGCAGGTACTGGATATTGGTATCGCCCTTGAGAAACCACAGGAGCACATGGACCACACCTTTCCAGTAGACACGCTTGGTCGTGAGCAGTGGGAACGTCTCATTGATCTTGAACCGCAGGTCCATGCCGAACAGGCTGGTGGTGCCGACCCCAGTGCGGTCCTGGCGAACACGTCCATGCTTCAAGACGTGATCCAGAGAAAATAGATAGGTAATGTCGTGTTGGTTCATCCGTAACTAACCTTTTAGTGAATATTCAGGACAAGCGAAGTCAGCGCCAGGCTGAACGCGAGCGCCCACCAAGTCATGTGTCTACTGATCGTCTTGATCCTAACCCTCACCCTCCTCGCCCATCAGCTCGTCGAACACCGGGTCGTTCATCCGGTCCTCGTCGTAAGCCGGGTCTTGCTCGGGAGAATTCGGGTCAAGAGTAATGGCGTGATCACCAAGGAAGGTATCGCGCGGGGCCTCTTCTCGATCATCAGAAGCAGAGGCAATGAGGGTGAAAACTAGGAGAGCGGCGGGGATCAATCGCTTCATGCGGGCTTGCTCCAAGCCACGAATGACAAAGCGACCAACAAAACGACAATGCCGTCGCAGATCAGCTCCGCGTCGCTACCTAGAGTGAAATTCCAGCCAAAGTGGTCGGTCTCCATGATCCAGAAGAGCGCGGCGAGCCCAAGAATGTTCAGATTCATGCCAGTTCCCGTTTCTGTTTACGTTCAAGCCGAGCGCTATGCTGCGCTCTGACTGCATTCTAAGCGCTCTCTGTAACTAAGTCATTAGTTAGTTTACGGTGAAAAGAGGGCCCCTATGCGACTGCTTGACCTACCCATAGGGTCATGATCTGCTTGGCATTTGATCCTACCTAGAGCACCCATGAACAGCGAAACGCCTGCGGCCATATCGACCTTTCAGTGCCTGTATTGCTGGGAAGAAAAAGCTGCGGATGAGGCGAGCCTTGAGCACGGGATTCCGCAATTTATGGGGGGTGCTTTTGCGCCACGAAACTTTCATCTATCCAACGTGTGCCGGACATGCAATAGCCGCCTAGGTCGCTGGGTAGACGCTTCCTATGGGAAGAGCTGGATGGTCACGAATCATCTCGCCATGGCATCGCAGTCTTTGTACACGTCGCTCAAAAGCACACCCATACCTTTGGTTTGCATGGGGCCGGTCGAAATTCCGGGGCTGGTTGCAGCTGAAGGCACAATCGCTGAGTTCTGGTTAGGACCTTATGGGTCCCAAGTGGTGTGGGTGAGACAGAATGATGAGGATACATACTGGTATGCGGGTGGGGACCCCGTAGGGGCGAAATTGGAGGCATCGGTTGCCTATTTCCTGCCAAATGACCCCAACGAGACAAAATTTCGAATGGGAATCGCCTCCTTCCTCGCCCATTTCAAGAAGAAAAAGAAGAAGGTTCGCAGAATCCTGTTCGCGAACTTTGAAGGCGCGCCCGAAGGATACGTGTACCCAGGCTTTGACGCTCCGCTAGCTGAAGACAACGCGAATTTGGAACCAATCCTTAAGCTATCTGAAGGCCAGATCAGGGTGAGCATGGCTATCAACGCGAAATTTGATCACCGATTCATAGCCAAAATGGCGTTGGCAATCGGCTACTCCCTGTTCGGCCAAGATTTTCTACTGACACCGAATGCGGCGGAGGCCAAAAGAGGCCTTTGGCCCAGATCTGACGAGACGGTAGAGCTCAAAGGGTCACCAACCCTTGGAAGGGAAATCGATCCGAGGGTGACTAGATTTTTAGGCTATCCATCGGCTGTTGCGATAACGGTAATGAGGATCGGACACCAAGGCTACGCTCTGTATGTGTCTATAGATCAGAAGCTGCCATTTACCTTGCTGTTTGCGCCGAGTGAATTGAGCAGCCCATACGTTGACCCTGAACATGGCTATGCCCTTCTACTTTTCCCTAGCCTTAAGAGATCTGTGGTTATGACGCAGGTAGACCTGGCCGTTCACAACATGGGCCTCAGACTGCATCCAGAGCTAGTTGAAATAGAGACTGTTAGAAGCGCGGCGGCAAAGTTTCATTCTGGGCTCATTTCTGACGTCGTGAGCCTTGACAACGGCCTAGCCAACGAAGAGAAAGGCTAGCTGCAACCTCTGGAGCACACCATGAGCGGCAAAGAAATCAAAGAGTTTCTGCTGTCCCCAGCGCTTAGCCCTGCGGTCGCCTCCATAACCGCCGCTTTCGGTCCGCTGGGGGCAATATGCGGCGCATTGCACGCAACCGCTGCCGGTAAGCATCACCAAGAACAGGTGGAGCGGACCTTACTTCGGATCAGGTCGGATCTAGCAGGTCTGGCCAACCAGCTGGAGGAGCTCAGAGAGCCACAGCTAAAGCTAGTCATGGAAACGTTGCGAACGATCACTGAAACGATGAACGAGGAGAAGCAGGAATACTTAGCGCGAGCTGTATCCAACTGTGTTCAGCACGGCAACTACAGTGACTACCAGGCAACGCTGTTGGGTCGCCTGATACGAGACATCTCTGCGGACGAAATTCTCTTACTAAGCCAGGGCGTCCGCACGAAAGGGTTTCTGACCACGTCTAGAAGAGGTCCTGGGCAAGAGCACTATACAGTCGTAATCGTCTCTGACCTTCAAGACTATGATCAGATACATAGCTTGGTGAACATGCGGCTTCTGGAGCAAGACTCGGCTAGCGAAGCGGCTTACGACCATGGTTCTGTCTTCAAACCTACAAAATGGGCCTTTAAGCTTCTCGGCCTTTTAGGCGCGCTTGAAGAAAAACAGGACACTGCTGCCTGAACAACTCGGGCGAGGGTAGGAGCCTTCCCCTCCTACCAGCCCAACCTACAGCGCTACCGAGACTTATCACACGGATAGGCGTCAATCAGAGCGCTCGTCACCAGGATCAGGCGCTGCTTATCAAGCACTGTCGGGTGGTTCTTGCCATAGTTGACGACAATCCGGACGACTTGGCCAGCCATGAGACTCGGCCTAGGCATACAAGCTGGCCCCCCCTGGGCTGTGATTAGGTCAGATACACCTCGCACATATCCCACACACTGCCCTGCCAAAAGCGCATCAGACATGTCCGCTTGATGGTTACTGTCCACGATATTTAAGAAATCGTTGCAGTCGCTCAGCAGACCGTTGCCATCGTTGGCGTTTGCAGTTGCCCCTACGCTGTACAAGCCAGCCATCAACGACAGAGCCAACACTACCTTCTCCATGCCTTACCCATCCAAAAGGTGTGATTATAATCACAAAAAAGGGAGCTTAAGCTCCCTTCTACCTTCCTTAGCCTCAACTTGGGTCGTACCAGACGCCGCACCTCAGCTCACCCTTTACATTCGAATAGGTATTTTCAGGACACGTGGTCATGTCGATGCTGGTATCCGTGCTATCGCACCGACACGTTAGATAATCACAATTCAAAACCTTGCAATTCTTACATGAATTTTTGTAGCTTCCGGGCGGTAAAGCGTTTTCAGGCCGACAGTTCTTAGCTACTTCTGTGGTACCTAACATCTGCGTTGGCTTTGCGGATGCGTTGAACTCATCAGCGTAGCTAATCGAGTTGGCGGACAAGACAACGATCACTGTCAGAATGGACAGCAAATTTCTTAGCATGGCTACTGTCTCCATTTCGTTGCATCAGATCAGAACTCCATGAACCTAGGCTGGTTTTGACTGAGGTCTTTCGACGTTGAAACGATGCGAAAATCGGAACCGAAGGTTGAGCAATCGCTTGCTGCAACCCTCACACACATCGTCCAACCTTCACCTCGTTCATCAGTCTGACCGGCGGAGAAGCTGCGTGTGTAGGCAACCGGGTATTGGTTGCAGTTGCCGCTCAGGTAATCAGGCGAGACTCTAACCTCTACGCGACAGTAGTTAGCTGTCGCTTTGATGACGGGGTATTCAGCTAATGCAGGTGAGGCAAGGGAGAGAATTATTGCGGGGGTTACTGCGGCTAAAACAGTTTTCATGACACACCCTCCAAGTAGATTGGACAGCAAACGTCACTACTGCTTTTTCGGTATAGCACAATGCCAGAATTCTGTAAGGATTTGCTCTAAAACTGGCTTTTATGACGAAGAAGGGGGGGCAGCCCCCCTCTTTGTTTCTACCACTCCAGCGGCTTGTCCTCGTACTCCAGGACCTTCTGCTCGAAGAAGTTGGTTTCGATACCGTGCTCGCGTAGATAGGCATCCGTCCATGCCATGGGATCGGTCCGGACATTCTCGAAGACGTCACCCAGGCCCACGCTGTTAGCCACCTGGTTGGTAGTGAACATGACGTTGCCATCGACGATGTCGTTGGTCAGGCCAAGGATGCCGCCATCGATGATGTGCTTACCCCAGGTCATCTCCATCATCGCGGCTTGGCGGAGGATCTCTTTGCAGTCCTTGAGCACCTGCGGAGTGAACAGCTCGGGGCGTTCGGCCTTGAGGTCATGCCACATGGCATTGAAGAGGCGCAGGTGGCTTGCTTCGTCGCGCTGGATGTAGCGGATGTTTTGAGCGCAACCGCCCATCTTGCCGCGCTTGTGAACGACGTAGAACACCCGGAAGCCGAACTGGAAGTAGATGCCTTCTAGAGCCTGGTTCGCGGCGATTGCGCGGACGAAGTTCTCGCCGCTGTAGTCGTCCCCGAGGATCTCGGCCATCTTGATGATGTGCTCGTTCTTGGCCTTGAGGACTTCATCGGTCATGAACAGGTTGTAGGTCTCGATCGAGTCCATCTCCAGACTGGTGATCATCCGGTCATAGGTCAGAACGTGGATCTCTTCCTCGTAGGTCTGGCGCACGATCGCCATCCGGTATTCCGGGGTGGTGATGTAGCGACCAATCGAGTTGGCCAAGGTGTTGAGCTGGATGCCGTCCAGGTTGGACAGAAAGCCGAGGTCTTTCTGAATAGCGCGACGGGTCTTCGGGTCCAGCTGTTTGTAATGGTTCAGATCGTCATTGAGGGTGACGTCCCAGTGGAACCAGTTGTCGCGCATGCCCTTCTCCATGATCTCCATGGGGCGGCGGTACTTAACCGGGCTTGGCTGCATCAGCTTATCGACGGGGCCGTCGATGATGCGGCGATCTTCCACGCGAATGAATTCGAGGTTGCTCATAGCTATACCTTGGTGCAGTGCGTTTAAGAGATGGGCGAGGTTCATAGCCCTCGCCCTTATGGGATTAGTGCAGGGTGTTCGGGGCGCAGTGGGTAGCCTTGCTCTGGGCTAGCCCATCTACCTGGTCCAGAGCTTGTTCCATCCAGCCCGCTGCGGTTTGCACCAGCTTGTAGCCCGAGTCGAAGTAGAACTTGGCCAGCTGATCGGGCGAGGCTGCATTGGCTGCGGTAGTAGGCATAACTGCCAGATCGCGCAGGCAACGCATGGCAGCGAACGTCCCGTGGATGGCGTATTCGATGTACTCCCCGCTACCAGCACGATTCGCGAACGATTGGGAGATAGCAGCCGCAATCTGCAGAGCGAACAGCTCCTGACGGTTCAAATGAGCTGGCAGATCAGCCAGGGCGCCTTTCTGCAGCTTCGCCAGCTGGTCATGACCGCCAGCAGCCATTGCAGCGGCATCAATGATGCGGGCGAGCTGCTCACAGGGCGCGGTAATACGAGCATTGGCGCGATCTTCTTCCGGTATGCCGAGCGCCTCAAGCTGGGCGTTGAAGCCCGGCTCGTTGGGGTCCACGTCAGTGAACAGCTCATTTTCGGGCAGGGACAGAAGCGCATAGGTCAGGTCGACGGTGCGATCGAGCATGAACTCAGTGACCAGCTTGTTCAGCTGCTCCAGGTGGGAGACAGTCGCTTTAGCAGCGTGGGTATCTGGCTGTGCTACGACAGCGGTAGCGGTATCCAAGGCGCAGCTGAGGATTTCCCGGTAGATACCCTTCGCACGAGGGCCATAGAGGTCGTCTGCAAGGACGTAGTTCATCACCAGGCCCGGGGTAGAGACCATCTTGGCGTACTGCTCAAGCGCCTGGGTTGCCTCCGGCCGGGTCATGACGCGTTTGGGATCGATCATGTTGCTCACTCTCGGTTATTAGTGTGTGTTTAAGCTTGATCACTATAACTAACTAATTCGTTAGTTAGAAGAGCGGACGTAGAACGCCCGCTCAATTGCCACTGCTGGTGCTTACTGGCACGCCTCGCAGATGAAGCCTTCATCGGCTGCTACTGGCGTCATCACACTGGCTTCGGCCGGCGGGGCTGTAACACCACCCTGCCCTGCCACCAGACCAGTCCGTTCGGTATAGCCCTGGGAGGTCTCGTTTCGCAGGTAATAGGTGGTCTTCACACCCTCCTTCCTGGCAGTGCTATAGAGGACATCTAGGTCCCGGCCCTTCATGTCGTACTTGCGGTACAGGTTCAAGGACTGAGACTGGCAGATCCACTTCTGCCGCTTAGCTGCGGCGCGCACGGTCCACAGCTGGTCGACCTCCCAGGCGGTTTGCTCCAGGTGCGGCTTGTCGTACTTGCGCAGCGGACTTACCTGGACGAAGTTTCCGGAGAGGTTCTCCTTGATGACCTCGCGCTCGGTAATCATCTGAACGCATTCAGTCGTCCCGCAGATGTTGCCGATGGTGGCGGTAGGCGCAATCGCTATGAGGTTGGAGTTGCGGATGCCGGTGGTTTTCACCTTCTCGCGCAGCACGTCCCACTCGGTCTTGCTGAACACATGACAAGTCTGGTCCTTGGCATGGTCAATGGTCAGCAGGCCGCGGCTCCAAGTCGAACCTTCGAACGTTTCATAGGCGCCCTTCTCCACCGCCAGGTCGGCCGATGCGTGGATAGCGAAGTAGGACAGCTCTTCGAACAGCTCGTCTGCCCACTTAAGGTGAGCTTCGCTTTCCCAGGAGATGTCGTCCCGGACCATAGCTTCTTGGTAGCCCATAACGCCCATGCCGATCGGACGGTGACGCAGGTTGGAGCGCCGGGCGTTCTCAGTTGGGTAGTAGTTGATGTCGATGACGTTATCCAGCATGCGGATAGCGGTCTTCACCACGCGCTGCAGCTGCTTACCGCGCTTCACCACCGCCAGGTTCACCGAGCCGAGGTTGCACACGGCGGTCTCGGTGGCGCTGTTGTTCAGGGTGATCTCGGTGCACAGGTTGCTGTTGTGAATCACACCGACGTGGCCTTGGGGGTTACGGCGGTTGCACTCATCCTTGAAGTTGATCCAGGGATAGCCGGTACGGACCAGCATATCGAGCAGGTGGCGCCAGAGGTGCATCGCTTTGACGACCTTGCGAGCTTTGCCGGAGGCCTCTGCGGCGACGTACGCCTCCTCAAATGCCTTGCCATGCAGATCATGCAGCTCAGGGAAGTCGCCCGGGCAGAACAGAGACCAGTCGCCGTCCTGATCCTTACGCTCCATGAACAGGTCCGGAATCCAGGCGGCGGGGTGCAGGTCATGAGCGCGCAGGTGGTCATCACCGGTCTTCTTGCGCAGCTCACAGAACTCGTAGATGTCGGCGTGCCACATCTCAAGGTACGGAGCCACGGAGCCTTTGCGCTTGCCACCCTGGTTAACGGCCACCGCGACACCGTTGAGGATGTGAATGAAGGGCACGACACCACCCGACAAGCCGTTAGTGGACTTGATGGGAGAGCCTGCAGCGCGAACTGCAGACCAGCTGTTGCCGATGCCACCAGCGAACTTCGATAGCAGACCGGTTTCCTTGAAGCCCAAGTCGAAAATCTGGGTAAGGTCGTCGGGCACATAACTGAGGTAGCAGGACGACAGCTGGGGCCGGCGAGTGCCTGCGTTGAACAGAGTCGGCGTGGAGCTCATAAATTCGAGCTTGGAGAGCACATCGTAGAACTCGATGGCGCGCGCGGTCGGCTTGTCTTCCAGCACGGCCAGGCCCATGGCTACCCGCATGAACAGGTGCTGCGGCATCTCGTAAATAGGCTGCACGCTGTTAGCCACAACCGGCCGGCGCAGTAGATAGCGGTCCTGGAGTGTGCGAATGCCCAGGTAGGTAAAGCCCATGTCTCGCTCGGGATCGATGGCCTTGTCCAAGGCTGCCAGGTCAAATCGACCGTCCAGAAGGCGCTCGTCAAGCTGTTGGTACAGCATGCCTTGGCTGAGGTAGCTCGCAAGCGACGGGTAACTGATGTCGCCGTTGTTGGCTTCTTTGCGGATCTTCTGCACGACGAAGCGGGCGGTGACCTTGTCGTAGTCAGGCTTATCCCGAGAGATCAGCGTGGACGAGGTCATGATCAGGGCGTCGGCAATCTCCTTGGTGGTCATGCCGTCGTAGAACTGGATCGAAAGGCTGGATTCCAGCTCCGATTGCGAGACATTCAGACCGTTACAGGCCCAGCGGGTATGGTTTTGGATTTTGCTTTCGTCAAACGGCTGGCTGGAGCCGTCGGCTTTGATGACTTGCATCAGGGGTCCTTACATCATCTAGTGGGTGATGGGTGCCTCAGGGAGTACCCATTGTAGTACATACACTAACTTTTTAGTTAGTCTCTTACGCGGCAGTTTTCCGGCTCATTGAGCGCAGCATGGCGTGCAGGGCCAGGAACTCGCTGTTGTGCAGTCCGGCATTGATTGCGCCCACGGCGTCTGCCAGGTGCTCGTTCGCGTCGATCAGGCGACCGCCCTTCTTGATCCAATTAACGCCCGGGAATTTCCAACTCGCCCAGTTGATCATTTCCCGCTTGGTAGCCAGCTTGTCGCCAGTCGCAGCGGTCTTCACCTCATTGGGCGTTACCTGGATAACCGGGATGGTGAGCATGCCTACAACGGCCATGCAGACGCCGTAGGAGAACATGGCTCGCGCCGACTGACTGCCAACCGGCATCTCAACGAAGGCAATCTCAGCACCCTTCTCTGCTTCGCGCAGACCTTCGATCAGAAGCCTGCAGCGCTCCAGATCATCAGAATTCTTGCGGGTCGTTTTGCTCTTGCTGGGCTCGGTCTTCACCAGGTTGACGTGGGTGACATCGAAATTGAGCGTCTCCAGGTCGAGGGTGCCGCTGGCGAACCCGCAATTGGAAAGGCTCGGATCTATGCCGAGAATCTTGATCATACTCATGCAAACATTCCTATCAGGTGCTGGTTGTGTGGGGTGGATTCGATAGCGGGCCGAGGTGCAGGCTGAGCGACTTCCGGGCGGACGATCCCGAGCTCATAACCGTAGCTTTGCCGAAGGAGATGGGAGATATGGAACAGTTCCAAGAGAGGTTTGCTAAGCGCCCGCAGTGACTCTAGGTAAGCTTCCTGGAGCTTGGGCCGTCCCGAGAGGCGGTACTCGTTGATCCACGGCCCTGGAGACAGCAAGAACTCTTCGCGGGCCTCTTGGCCGGAGTCGTCAGAGCGGTACCGCCCCGCCGGGACAGCAATGACCCCAACGTGCGAGCTAGAACCATCTTCCGGATCTACAGCGCAAAGACTCATGGGAGCCTTCAGCATGAGTCGATCACGAATTACCGTTCGCTCCTCGGTATCGCCAACGAAATCGCCATTGCGATCTACCCACGCGACCCAGCCTTGAAGCTTCTCGCCGTTGAACGCTGACAGCAGGGCACCGACAATTTGCCCATTAGCTTGCCGCACGCGGCTTTGGAGCTCGCTCACCAGCGACTCGGAGGCCTCGACGCGGTCCATGGCGCTGTAGGCCGCACGAACTGCCTGGGCGTACCAGTCAAACAGCCTTGAGAAATAGAGCTGACCGCTTTCACCGTCCTGGTCGGCGTACCGGTCCAGCTCCTCCATTGAGCTGTCAGGCTTCTGGAGCATCGCCGCTAGCTCATCCAGCTCCAGGCCTGTCACCGCTTTGCAATAGAGCGTAGGAGTCATGCCCAGCCTCCAAAGCTCGCGCCATAGGTCTCTTGCTGCTTGGCGATCGTCTCAGCCCGCGTGGCCTCTGGGCGGATATAGCTAGCAAGCCGCTGGAAGGCGCGTTCAACATCTGGATCTCGGCTGGCTTTGTCTTCCAGGCGCTCGACGTAGCTCCATAACTCAGGGGATACCACCTTGAGCAGCTCGGCGGTGTAGCCGATGACGCCGGAGTTGCCAGCATCAATCAGGTTGTACTGTTGAAGCCAAGGCTCTGGCATTACTCTGAACAGGTAGACCCGCTCGTTTCTCAGGTACTGCGCGTAGACCGGAAACCAGATCGCGTCGCGCCCTCTGAGCGTAACCAATGAGCTGTCCTGCATGTACAGGCTTACCTTGCGATCCATGCGAGTAGGCCGCACGCCAAGCCCGCGGGTCAGCGGTAGGATCTTATTCATGGCTGAGCAGAACCAGTCCTGAGCCGCGTCGTAGATCTCCAAGGTCTCAGCAGTGAACACCGCACCCTCTTCGCTGATTTCGGTCAGCACGCGCGCCAGCTGATCAGCCTTTAGGGATGACGCCCGCATGGAGACGTCCTTGTTCATCTCGATGCGGCGTATGTAGTCACCGCTCAAGATGAAATCGCGCTTGCGGTAGGTATCGAGGTAGATGTCCGAATCGACGCTCAAGCCTTTTACGAGAGACATGCCGCCTCCAGCGTGGACTGGCCGCCCTTCTTGGTGATGGTGATCGAGTTGCGAATCCAATCGCGTAGGTCGGTATGGGTGATGACCAGGACCGTGCCCTTGTCGTGGGACTTCTCTTCCAGGATGGTCATGAGTCGCTCCAGGCCTGCCGCATCTAGCGCGGCGTCAATCTCGTCTGCCATGAAGAGCTTGATCGGCTTGGTCGCCCGGGAAGCCACCAGGTCCTGCAGCGCCATTGCCGTCGCCAGGCGAACCTTGCGCTTCTCGCCACCCGACAGACTCTTGAAGCTTTCACCCCCCGTAGCGCTGCTGACGTCGATGGCGAACTTCTCACGCAGCTCCCCCTTGGCAGTGGTGCTGATCGTCGACCACACGGCGGTCACATTGCCGTCGGTAAGGGTGGACAGATAATGCGAGGTGCGCAGATTGAGGTAGGGCGTGACGTTGTCCAGGATGTGCGCGCGTACCCCGGCAGGGCCGAACACCCGGACCGCCTCTTCTGCTACGGCCATTCTGGCTTGAGCCTCATCACGTAGGTCGCTGATGGACGTCAGCTTGTGTTCCGCGGCTTCGACCTGCTTCTTGGCGCGCTCGATAGCGTCATGGTGTGGGTTCGCCTGCGCTTTGCCCGCCGCGAGCTTATCGCTGAGGTCGTTCAGCTCCTGAGCCCGAGACTCCCATGACTTGTGCGCGCCTCTTAGCTTGTTCGTCTTGTCTTCTAGCTCGCTCAGCGCGACGGCCTGCGCTGATATGTCTGTCATGCTAGATCGATAGTCGCTAAGCGCTGCAACAGCGTCAGAATGCGCTTGCCGCTTGCTTTCCAGCTCAGTCTTGAGTCGCTTAGCTTTCTCGATCTGCTCGCGTGCGGCCTGCTTGATTGCTTCTTTCGATGCACTGAGGTCCGTAGCTTCGATAACGTGGCCACAGCTCCCGCAGGCGCTCCCGACCTTGTCTTCACAGTGCTCAAGGTCATGCTTGAGCTTCTTAGCCGCATCGGTCGCGTATGCAAGCTGGATCTCCGCTTGGGACGCCTGCCGGCTTGCATCGTCTGCAAGGGTTGCAAGCTCCCGCTCCCGAACACGTTCCACATCAACCTGGGCGATCTTGGAGCGCACCGCGTCAGCCTGGCTCTTGAGGTCTTGGATCTTGCTCTCAATACGCCCGCCCAGCGTGGTGTCAAAGTCGGCATTGGAGACCGCTATGCGTGCTTCTAACGCTGCAACGCCAGCTGCCCTGCGCGTCTCCCATCCGTCACGCTCCGTCTCCGCCGCTTCGACGTTTGCTTTGAACGTCTCCTTGGCATTGAGCAGGGTGTTGATCTGAGTGGTCAGGTCGGTCACTTCCACCTTGCACGCGGTAAGTTTCTGCCGGGCAATGTCATGCGCCTTCTGCAGCTGATCAATGCCGGCGGCTTCCTCTACGAGCACCTTGAGATTCTTGTCGGTCATGCCTGGCAGGTCGGGCATCGCTTCCTGACCGGCATAAATCGAGCTGGTGAAGACCTCATGTGTGCAGCCGAGAACCTTGTTGACCAGTTCCTGGGTGAGCTTGTCTGTGCCTTTGGTGAGATCGTTCCAGCTCTCCCCTGCTGCCAGCTCGACCCGCAGCATGTTCTTGTAGGTCTTGTGCTTGCGGTAGCGACTGACGCGGTAGGTATCGCCTGCGTCATCGAGCAGAGTCACAACAACTTCCGTACCTTTCTTGGCGGTGCGGTTAACGATGGCATCACCAGACTCCTTCCGAGCGGTCTCGCCATAAAAGGCCCAGCACAATGCATCGGCGATCGATGACTTGCCGGCGCCGTTGCTGGTCTGGCTGGTATCGTCCAGGTTCTCGCCCTGGATCAGAATCAGACCCTTGTCATTGAGCGGTAGGCTCTCGACCTCCCCTACCGCCATGAAATTGCGAATCGTGAGATTGACTACCTTCATACCGTCACCGCTTCCGCTTCGTTGATGATGTCGTCGCAGAGCTTCTCTAGGTCAGAGCCGAGCGTGCTGTTAGCCTTGATCCAGTCGTTGATGGACTGGCGAACGGTCGACGCACTAGCCACGCTTGCACTGCGAGCGGTCGCTGCAGATTTGGGAATCGGGATGGCTTGGACCAGGACACCTTTGGAGCCGAGGGCGTCGATGTGGTCCCGGATCAGACTGATCTCTTCATCGGTGGCCTGGCCGAGCTTCACGCGGACATAGTTACCCGCCACGCGCTCAATGGCCTGGTCGTCATCCCACGCGCTGTCGTAGTCGATGAACTGGGGCGCTTTTGATTCGACGAAGGCGACGCCAGAGTCGTCCACTAGGAGATGGCCGGCGCCGGTGCCCACGTCGTTCCAGGTCTGATGGGTGGCGGCGCCGACGCTGTATACCTCGCCATCGAACCGCTTGTGGTTATGGTAGTGGCCGCTGAACACTCGCTTGAAACCCAAGACCTCCAGCTCTTTGGCGTAAAAGCCATGATCGGGTAGCCCGATCAGCACGCCATTGATAGGTGCGTGCAGCATCAGCGTCCATGCAGAGAGGCTTTCACCCTGGGCGATAAGGCCGTCTGCAAAGGTCTTGATGTGGGCTCGTACGTCATCGAGCTTGTCGAACCAGGGCACCATGACGACCTTGTCGTCAGCAAACATCTGCGGCTCAGATACAACAGCCACGCCTTCGAGCATACGCAGGCTTTCGCATGCGTTGGAGAGCACGTTGCTGTCACGGGATTCCAGGTCGTGATTGCCGGCGAGGATGCGCGTCTCGATGCCGTGCTCGGCCCAAATCGCATTGAACAGACCGATAGCTGGGTTTAGCACGGTGGGTGAGACGGAGCCACGGACGTGAAAGAGGTCGCCCGTGATGTAGAGGCGCTTGCCACTCTGCTTCGCGGTGTCCAGAGCGGCGAGCTTGATCTGGTCCAAGATGTGGACCAGCCGGGTGTTGAGCCCGTCAGGGGTGATCTGCGAGAAGGCAGACCAGTTGTGCAGGTGGCAGTCGGAGACGATGCCGTAGGGAAGGGTCATGGTTGAGTCTCAGTGTTTAGAGACTCTATAGTAACTAATTCGTTAGTGACTATGAAGCAGGAATGTCAGCGCCTCCTCTATCTGACAAGGCGCATGTGTTCAGTGAGCTTATCTCGGACATGCACGCCAAATTCAAAGGCTCTATCCGCAGCAGATTGGGATCGAGCCTCTAACGTGGCGATCTCCTCGTCGGTGCCCTGGGGGTTCCAGCTCCACCACTGCGCAGCCGAAATGTCACCGTTCTCTAGTGCCTCCAGCCTAGCTTCTTCGTTCGCATCACATCGGTCTGTGAAAGCTTTGTGAGCCTCTGCAACCTCAAAGCATTTGTCGTAAAAGAATCTGATTTCGGCCGCGGCCTTTCTAGGGAGGTAGACCTCAGCGAGATTCACGTATAGCTCGAAAGCACCAATGTCCCTCTCGGATAGGTGCACGCCGTGCTTGTCGAGACTGGTGAGCAAACGCTGATAGGCTTCATAGATCTCGCGCTTGAAGTGATGAAGGGCGATGCTGTTTGCCCGTCGCGCCTCCTTGACTGCCCACCAGCTATAAATCACTGCCGCAATAGCTACACCTAGCGATAGAAAGGCAAACAAGGCTGAGACCGAGGCAATGGCATCCGCGGGAAGCGTATCAGCGGGTACAAATGGCTTGATCCAGCCTATTACGGTCTCTACGAACATCAGCTCAAACCAGTTTCAGATATTCATCAAGTTCGACGTACACAGTTCTTTGCATGGCCGAGGCTTTTTGGTAGTGGCTCATACGCCGCGCTTGAAGTTCGGCTATACGCTCTAGGTCTTCTTTCGGTGTCTGATACCCCTTGATCATCTTCGAGTAAGCAGCGATGTCTTGGCGCTCTTGATCAAGCTGCTCATTGAGGTCAGCGGTGTAGAAGCACTCGTCGAACCACTCCTTGATATGGGTCGCTACAGGCTCCTTGAAATAGTGGTGAGCCGTATCTGAATGCGGACCAAAATTCCTGACAGCGGCCATGTCCAAAGCCCTACCCTTCTGCACCAGTTGGCGATAAAGGGCCATGAAAGCAACGTATAGCTCCCTTTGATGAGCGTGCAGGCTGATCCGGTTCGCAATGTCCGCTTTCGCCACTGCCTCCCCTGCAAGATCGTTCGCGTTGACAGAGATTTCATTAGCTCTGATCGACAGATCGTTCGCTTTGCCAGCGAGCTTGTTCGCCTTGGCTGAATGCTCGTTGGCTTCTTCCGCTGCCTTTGTCGCTCCTCTGCTGTAGACCAAAGCAACCACGGCCGCCAGAACAGAGAGGATCGCCGCTACAGCTGCAGCCAACGCAATCTGCTTGTCGGTGAGGCTAGAAATCCATTCCCACATATCGTTCTCTACCGTACCAATGAGAGCTCATTCCGAAGACGTACCTGCACATCTTCACCATGCGTCCGGGCTTTCTGCAGCCAACCTTGGAATACTTCCTCATCCTTAGCTGCTTGCTCCCGGGCCCGCGCTCTCTGCTCATCCAGGTTGGGAGACCATGGGCCATGCGGCCTCATGAGAATCGCAAGATTGTTCTCCGTTTTGTACCAAGCAAACAAAGCCTCCTCGGCATGCTTACAGGCCTGCTGAAAAGTCTTGATTCTAGAGGCTAAGCCTGCAGGAAAATACATAGCTGCGAGAGTCGCGTGCTCTGCAAATTCGTCCGCTTCCAAGCCATTGAGCTGGTTGGTGGCGGTAACATGGTCGTAGAGGGCCTGGAACGCAACGTACACCTTCATCTGATGCTCGTGGACGGCAATTCGATTAGCTCGCTTCGCCTCTTTCACCGCCCAGCGGCTGTAAAGCGCAGACAGCAATGCAATGGCTGCGGCCAAGAGGGCTATCCAGTTGTCTGTGGTGTAGGTAAGGACTGACTGCAAATCCATGGGCGCATTCCGGCGTTGATCAGCCAGGATTATCGCCTGTCCTACGTAGGTAGATCACCGTCATCAACGCCGCCTTGGCGAAGAAATTGGTGCCGTAGAGGTTGCGAACGGTCTTGGTCAGGTCTGTGACCGGGTCTCGGGAGCCCTTGGCGAGCATGAGATGATTGAGATGGGCGTGCTCCGCCAGCATCTCCTCCTTCGTGGCGACATGCACGCTTCGAACAACCGCGGTCGCGACTTTCTCGCCCTGGGTGTTGAGTAGGCCAATTGTGTCGCCCTTCTTCACCCGGTTAGCCCAGGCGCCACCTAGCCGGAAGGTATTGAACAGCCCCTCCGTGCCCGCCAATGACTTGAAGGGAATGACCGGTTGATAGCCCGTGCAGAGCCTGGTCTCAGCCGACTCGATGCCACAGTGCAAATGGTGGCCACAGCTCTCACAAAGCCCGTTCTTCATGTAGTAACCCTCCCCCTCGCGGTGCTTGAGGAAGCGCAAATTGGCACTGATCATGTTAGCTCCAGAAACAGAAAGAGCGGGTCTATGCCCGCTCTTTCTTATAGCGCTCGGCCTGACTGGTGTCGGCCAGGTTCTTTAGGCTATTGAGCTGCCGCCGTAAGCTCGGTCTGAATGTCGGATTCAGCGACGTCATCAGGCACTTCAACACCGGTATCCGGCACCAGCGCCATCAGCTTCTTCATCGCATCCGGGTCCGCTCGGAGAATCACGGCCAGCTGCGACTCGAAGACCTTCTTGCCTTCCCACTCGATACGCCCGCCGGTCTTGGCAAGGAAACCCTTGCGAAGCACGAAGTCCAGGGTAGAGCCGATCACATCCACTTCTGCGCCGCCGCCAGCCTTGAACATGACGCGATGCTTGGCCTTGAGGAACGGACGAGCGACCTTGTTCTTGACGGAATAGGAGGTGATCTCCTGGCCGAGGATCTCCTTCTTGTCGCCCTTCTCACCGTTGGTGATCATCGTGCGCCCCAGGCTTAGCCGGATGGATGCGTAGAACTCGGCCGCGTTACCGCCAGGGGTAGTGGTCGGATCGCCGTACATCACGCCGGGCTTGGTCCGGATCTGGTTCAGCAGGATTACGGTCATGTTGTAGTCCTCGGCAAACTGCGCAAGGATCGGGTAACTCTGCGATGTCGCAGCGGCAAGCGCCAGCTTGTCACGCATGTTGTAGTCGCCCACCGCGCGGCGGTTGCCTTTGTCGTCGAAGAGCTTCTCATGCGGGATCATCGATGCGACCGAGTCGAACACCCATACCAGGGGAGCGTCAGCCGGGATCAGCTTCTGCTTACGCACCTGCTCGCAGAAAGTCACAGCGATGGCGATTGACTCTTCGAAGGTCTGAGGGCGCTTGTAGATCCAGTTGCCCACGTTCGGATCGGTATTCAGACCGAGACTTCCAGCCAGGACCGGCTCGAACGAGCGCTCATGGTCGGAAAAGCCTGCAATACCGCCTGCGTCTTGGGCTGCCTTCATGATCATCGTGGCGATGAAGGTCTTGCCCGACGAAGAGGGCCCGAAGATTTCGATCATGCGCCCCAGCGGGATGCCGTGCGCGTAGTTGCCAGAAAGGATCTTGTTCAGCTCGGGGATGCCGGTGTCCAACCACCCGGCAATACCCTGCTGCGAGGCGCTTTCGCCGATGATCCCGTTGAGTGCTAATGCCAGAGCCGATGCGGTAGACATGGTTATGCTGCCTCTTTGCAGAATGTGGTTTTCCAGGTGTGTGCGGACTTGACCAGGCTCAGGAAGGCGAACTCGTGGCAGAAGTCGACGAAGCCCGTCTCGTTGTAGGACGGGGCAAGCAGCACCTGCTTGTCGATGATTTCGGTGGAACGGTGGCGTGGGCTCATAAGGTTCATGAGCTGCATGTTTCGTTTGAACTCAGCCATGCCTTCACCCCACACGAACCGCTCCAGCTTGCTTCTGAAACGGCTCAGGCTGGCGGGAAGCGCGCCCTTCTCGAATTGGTTGAAAGGGCCGGTACTTCCGGCCATGTAGGCGTCAGCCCAACCGAAGAACTTCACGGCGCTGCCGTATTCCTCGAACAGACTGGCAATGGCCTTATCACCGAGCCCTTCGACGCCTTTGATGTTGTCGCTGGAGTCGCCCTTGATGGCTTTTGCCTGGATGAATCCGACTGGGTTCTTGAAGCCGGTGAATTGCTGGAAGGTAGCCTTGCTGACATGGCGCCCTTCTTCGCGTGGGTCGTACCAGTCGACGTTGTCGGTAACGAGCTGCAGCCAATCCTGGTCGCCTGAGACCAGTAGGATCTTTTGTCCTGGAGCGCGGTTGTGCACGATGGCAGCTGCTAGATCGTCAGCCTCCTCCCCTTTCGCAAATGCCTGGTGGATACCTAGCAGCGATAGGCCGCGTCGTATGTGCGGCTGTTGCTGCTTGTACTGAGCGCGGGACTCACGTTTCTCGGGATTGTCGTCGCGTTTGCCCTTGTATTCGGGATACAGGTCGTAGCGCCACTTTGCCCTGGAATCCCACAGCACGCAGATGTTCGGGAACTGACCTTTGGTATTGGCGTACTCGAAGGCGTTCCGGATCATCTTCAAAGAGAAGAAGATCGCCTGAACCTGCTGGCCATTGTGGTTGAGCTCGCGAGCGCTATGCGCGGCATACCCTATCGAGTTGCCATCGACGAGGATGAGGTTATCCATGAAAGGATCTCTCAAGAGAAACAAGGAGCCTTTCGGCCCCTTGTCTGGTTGACGTTGAGTTAGGCGAGCAGCTCGTCCAGCTCATCGAGTTCGCTGTCAGTCGGCACGGCAGCTGCCGACGTGACCGTTTCGAACTCGGCGTCTTCTGCCTCATCAACCGGCGGGAGTGCAGGGCGACCCGCGGCCGGCAGAGCGGCCTTGCCTGCCACAGGGGCGGCAATACCGATGATCTCGCCGACTGCTACCAGAGCTTTGGTCTGGCCTGCCGGGGTTTCCTGGGAGACGAACTCGTCCAGGTTGATCAGCTGGCTCAAGACAGCCTTGTTCAGAGGCTGGGTCTTGCCGGCGGGCAGCACTTGGTAGCTGGTGTCCATGCCGGTACCTTCGCGCTTGATCACGATGTCCATGCCGGAATCGGGATCAGTGATGTCGCCGTACTCGCTGATGAATTCGCAGATCGAGTCGAACACGGTCTGGCCTACTTCCATCACCTGAACCTTGTTGGGCTCGGAGCCGGTGACGTGGAGGACGTTCATCAGATAGCGCTGGCCGGAGCGGCCCTTCTTGAGCATCTCCACCATCTTGTCGTCGCCAGTGGCGGCGAGGGACTTCTGGATAGCGTCACAGACATCACACGGCTTGCCGTAGGTCTTCTCTACGCAAAGGTAGATAGCGGCAGGCTTGTCGCCCGACTGAGGAGTCTTGATGAAGTGCATACCGAAGTCATGCCAGAACTGCTTGTCGTCGCCACCGCGCCAGGAGGGAAGCAGACGGTAGGTGTGCTTGCCCGGGAGCGGCTTGATGGTGTTCTGACGGGTCTTCTTGGCCGCCATTTCTTTCTGCTTGGCGGCGATGAGAGCTTGGATGTCCATAGGAGTCTTGTACCTGTGTTATGCGTTAAGCGAGTTATTTGTTAGGTGTTATGCGTTTGGCGTGTTGGTGTGGCTTGATGAGATGTCCCGCCCGTACGTCTCACCCTAAGCAGCTACCGCTTAAGTAACTATTTAGTTAGTGAATTGTACGAGCAAAGACACGGGTGCTCAAGTGGTATCAGTCGCTTGAGCAAGAGCTGCCTGAATCGCTTGAAGAGCTGCTCGAATCCGAGCTCGACGACCAGGAGGACGAAGAAGAGCTGTCACAGGAATGGCTGTGGCGACGACTGCTATCGTCGCTATCGCAGCGAGATGATGAATAGCTCGGCACATCCATTACGGCGACGCGATGGTAGTCGTCGGTGTCATGGCGAGTTGTCAGGCTCGAACTGGCTTTGCTTGACGCGCTGGCCTGAGCGCGGGAGGTTGCAGCGCGTTCATGGGCTCTGTCCGAAGGGCGGGATTCCAGGGTACGTACACCAGAACCGCTCTTGGCGGGATCAGCGTACTTTAGCCGGTTGAGCTCGCTGCGAATGGCTGTGTTTTCGCGTTCAAGTCTGCGGTTTTCGGCGTGAAGCTCGAACTCGGCTTCATTGAGGGCGACGATTTGCAGCTGCTTTTCAGCGAGCTTGCGGCGCAGCTGCTTGTGGTTGCTGTATAGCAATGCCAAGCCAGTAACGCTGGCGGCGCTGATGAGAGATGATGCGACGGTCAAAGACGCTAGGATTTCCATTAGCCCTTCCTTCTACTACTAGGCTCGGTTACGCAGTGAATTCATAGCAGCCACACCAGGGTGTTCTTTCACCACGGGGCTGCCCTTCTTCTCTTCCCGCAGGTCGGCGCCGACCTGGATCAGCATATCTCGGCGATGTCTGAAGCTGTCAGCGGCAGACTTCACCATTTCGGCGATAGCGGACGCTTCGTGACGCTTCTTCATGGCGGCTTGGTAGCCCGCGTCTCGAATGATCGCTGACTCGATCATCTTCTCCGTGTATTTGACGCCTTCACTGATGAACTGGTCGCGGAACGCCTGGTTGAGCTGGGCCTCCACGAGCTCACAGTGTTGCTTGGCTCTGTCAGCTTGGTATTGAGCCTTGTGAGCCAGGGTCGAGTAGTGCGCAAATAGAGGCGCCTGCCGGGTCATCGCGGTGCTGATATTGGCGTCACTGAACTCTAGGTCCTGCTTGAGCCGGTCAGCCTCGATGAAGGTGCTCAGCTCATTGCCTGGCGCAAAGGCGAACATTCCACCGTCTTGAGACGCCTTGGGCGCGCTCACGCCTGCAGCTGGGGCTGGTGCAATAGCTTGCTCAGCAATACCTGCCGGCGGCTTGGCCGATACCGCAGCTTCCAGAAGCGCGTCGATCTCGTCATCTGGCGGCAGCTCGGTGACAACCGCTTGGGCGATCGGAGCGGACAGTGGTGTTTCAGGCACAGCTGCTTTGGCATTTGCGCGTTTACGTTTCACCAGCTCCACAACCGACAAGCCAGCATTGCTTTCGGGCTGAGGATCGGCAGCCTTCTCTGCAGCCGCGGCATCACCGCCCAGCTCCGCAAGCAGGGCTTCTTCCTGCGGAGTTACGATAGCTGCAGCCGGGGATGGCTCTTCAAGGTCGGCCAGATCCAGGTCATCCAGTTCGGCCTCCGCAGCAGAGGTAGCGGTAACCTGAACAGGCTCCTCAATGTCGATGAGCTCCATTTCCTCGTCACTCACCTCTTGTGAAGCCACAACCGGGGCTGGTGCTGGCTCAAGTTCGAGGTCATCAAGGTCGCTAAGTAGCGCCTCTAGCTCGTCGATGCTTTGCACTGTATCAACCATGTTTGCACTCTCTGTTGTGTTTGATCTGCATATTAACTAACTTTTTAGTTATCCCATCAAGCGAAAATTTCTGCGACCTGAGCGAATACCGCATTCAGTAGCTCCTGCTTGCTGCCATCGAACGCTATCTGACCAGGATGGAAGCCAAACACAACCGTACAGTCGTGCTTAGCGTCGAAGTGGCTCTTGCCACAAAGCTCTTCCCAGCCCCCTTTCACCTCTGGGACAAGGTGTCGAATGGCCTTGCTTCCGAGCGCCACGATCACCGGAGGCTTCATCAGCTCGATTTCGCGGGCAAGGTACTTCGAGCATCCGTTGACCATGCTGTTCTCGAAGTCCATTTCCTTGGGCTTGCGAGCCTTCATCAAGGACGTCAGGTAGACATCGCTCATCTTGAGCCCATTGATCTTCAATGCCTCTTTGATGGCCTTGCCCTGGTCTCCGCTTCCCATTCGCCCTGAACGCTCGTCCTCCCAGCCGGGCTGGTCAGTGATGATCATCATCTTTGGCTTTCGACCTAGACAAGGTTCGGGGTGTGCCAGGCCAGAGAGCGGACAGTCCGCACAGCTCTGCGTCTCGGTCACGATCTTCACCAGCTCGCCTGAGATGTAGGAGTCGACCTCGATAATGCGCTCAGCCTTGACGTTGTTCACCACGATGCCAGGTAGCAGCTCTTTCTGGTCGCGCAGACGGTCCGGGTGGCGGGAAAATAGCGTTCCCGGCTCAACGCTGGCGAAAGCTCCTACCTTGTCCAAGCTGTCCTGGTGACGAATGTTAACCACACGCTTGTTCACCTGACCCAAGAACTCAGCCTTGCTTGCAAAGGGTCGCCCAAGCTGCTGGCGGGCCTCCACGATGGCGTAGGCGCCCTTCTCTGCTATTCCCTTGATTGACTGGAATGGCGCATACAACACCTTCTGCGAGCGGACTATGTCATAGCCAACTTCGTAGCGATGGCTTGAGTGGTTGATGTCCGGCGGGACGATATGGATGTCGTGGGCTAGTGCATCCTTTGCCAGACCCGCAAGTTTGTCTTCGCCCAGGATGGAGAGGCACGCCGCGAAGAAAGCTTCTGGGTGGTAAACCTTCACCCACATGGTCATGTAGGAGATCAGGGTGTAGGCGACCGCGTGGGACTTGTTGAAGCCGTAGCCAGCGAACTTCTCGATCTGTTCGAAGAGATTGGTCGCGGTGTAGATGTCCATGCCTGAGACCTCCACGCAGCCTTTCACGAACTGATCGCGCTGCTCGGCCATCTTCACGGGGTCTTTCTTGCCCATGATCTTTCGCAGGTGGTCTGCTTCGCTCATGGAGTAGCCGGCAATGTCCCGCGAAATCTGCATGACCTGCTCCTGGTACACCATTACGGAGTAGGTGTCCTTGAGAGCAGACTCCATATTGGGATGCGCGTACTCAGGCGCCTCAAACCCTCGCTTGACCCGCACATACCTGTCCATAAGGCCGGCTTGGATGGGGCCAGGTCGGAACAAGGCGGTAGCGGCCGATACGTCGTCGAATGTGAGGTCCCCCTCCACACCCAGATCCTTGAGCAGCTTGCGCATACCGCCAGATTCAAACTGGAAAACCCCGAAGGTCTTGCCCTTGGCAAATGCATCGAGCACCTTCGAGTCGTCCAAGGGCAGCGCTGTGAAGTCCACGATGACCCCAGCGCTCTCCCGGATGTAATCCTTAGCCAGACGCAACACATCCAGGTTGGACAGACCCAGCACGTCGAGCTTGATCAGACCGAAGTCCTCAACCACACGCTTGTCCCAGTTAACGACTCCGCTACGTGGGTTAACCACGCCCCGTTTGACGACGTCCTCCCCTGCCACGATTACGCCCGCGGCGTGCTTGGCTAGGTTTCGCAGAGTGCCTTGAAGGCCTACCGCATGCTTCCAGACCTCCGGGTTCGCCAAGGCAAAGCTTTCCAGTTCGGGCACTACCGCAACGGCATCACTGAGATCCACTGGCACTCCACTCTCCTTGGGCACGAGCTTGGAGCAGTCATATTCCCGCTCATGTAAGCCGAAGGCTTTGCCGACCTCTCGAATGGCCCCCGAGCCAGCTATCGTTGAGTAGTTGGCGATACCCGTAACGCGTGACTCGCCGAAATGCTCGATGAGGTGCTCAACGATGTCTTGGCGGCGGCTAGACATGAAGTCCAGGTCGATGTCGGGCAGGTCGATACGGTCAGGGTTGAGGAATCGCTCGAACACCAGGTTGAATCGCAATGGGTCCACGTCAGTGATACCCATCAGGAAGGCGACAAGCGAACCACCAACAGAGCCCCGCCCAGGTCCGACCATGACCTCATTACTTTTGGACCAATCGACGATGTAGCTCACCAGAAGGAAGTAGGACTCGAAGCCCATCTTCTGCAGTACGGATAGCTCGTATTTGAGGCGATCGCGATAGCGAGGGATGTCCGCAGCGGTAGGCTTGTAGCCGAAGGTCTCCCGGCTCAAACGCTTGGACCAGCCCGCCTTACACTTATCAACCAGCTCCACCAGAGGGTTAGCCGCCATGGTGGGCAGACTTACCGGCATCTTCTTCCACTCGTAGGGATGGCGGATGAAGTAGGTTTCGGTATTGGCCTGAGCTTTAGCGAACTGATCTGCTACGAACGCGGCGTCACCGTACAGCCTGCTCAAACGAACCTGGCATTCGTCACGCTCGGTGGAAAAGGCAGCCGAATCGAGCACATGGAGATCACCAGGCGGCTCGCGTCGAAAGACATGGTCAACCGTCAGGTGGTCCAAGATGCAGTTCATGGTGTTGCGGAAGCCGACTTCCCCTTCCAGGTACAAGGCTGGCCGGGTCAGAATCGGGGTGCCTTCACACCGTGCCAGGTGCTGAAGCGCAGCCGTGTTGTATGCATCGAAATAAGCGCTTCTAACTGGAACAAGCTCGGTAAGCGCATGCGTGACGTCGGCAATGCGTTCTAGCTTTGCTTGTGCGTCTCGCATAGTCAGCACGCTATACGCGCTACCCAGCGTCATCGTGAGCGTGCCACGACTTACAAAGCCTAGCAGCTCCTCGAAGCTGAGCTGCGGACGTGCAGGTTTGGTGCTGTAGTGGTCCTCGCTAAGAGCGAGCGTCATAAGCTCGGTCAGGTCGCGGAAGCCCTGGTCGTCACGGACCATCAGGGTTGGCATGAAGAAAGGGTTCGGCGCTTTTTTGGGCTCGCCTCGCTTCGCAGGCGTCCATGTCAGGTCATCGACTACATGCACTTGCACAGCGAGACCGATTTTTAGGCCGTCAGCCTTGCCCGCCAGTATCGGCATAGCGTCGATACTATTCACGTCAGTGACAACCAGCCCGTCGTATCCTGCCTTTTTGGCATGCTTGACGAGCCTTTCGGGATCTAGGATGGACTCCCCAAGACTGAAATGCGTCTTGGGGCCGATGAGTACGTTCACGGGTTGCTCCTAATGGACAAGCACTCGTTTTCGAATCGGCCGATCCCAAGTCCTTTCACGACCTGGAAGCCGATTGATGCTTGGGATGCCGCTGTTGAAGGGCTTTGGCCGAGCCTGTCTTTCAACGCCATAAGGTAGTCAGCTCGGGTTACCGGGCCTTCTAACATCAGGTCGAACAACAGGCTGATACTGATGGGGGCGTCATCCTTGAGCGGGTTGGTTCCTTCGCAGAGTGCCTGTCGGTAGTTGATACGCTTAAGCAACATGAACTCGGCGAGCTTGCCGGCGTTCTTGCTCATTCGCTCTACCAGGGCCTGCTGTACAGCCGTTAGCTCCTGACGGGACGGCTTCGCGCTTTTCACGATGTCTTTGCGATGGTCATGCATCAGCTTGATGGCAGCGTCGACATTGATGACTCGCGCCAGCTCATCGAGGCTCTTTTTGGCTTCTACGGCGCAGTGCTCACGTGAATCGCAGGCGCTGCAGGTCGCAGACTTGACGCTCTAGGTTGCGGCG